ATCCAACTGTTGCTTATTACCTATATCAGGTTGGTATGTTAACTTTCTCTACTTCTGCATTATCAACTGGAACTGGCATCCAATGGGGTGGCGGTGGTGTTGGTATCACAGATAGAAGTATTGGTCAGTTTGCTGGAATGAATGTTGTTATTGACTCTCAAGTTAATACAGTTCAACCTGGTACAACAGGTCATCAAAAAGAGTTCCGTTGCTACTTAATTAAGTCAGGAACAATTCTTGAAGGTGAGCAATCTCCTCTAAGCATTGAATCAGATAGAAACATCTTATCTAAGCAAGATGTTATGTCTGTTGACTACCATACTGCTTATCACGTTATGGGAACTAAGTGGACATCTGCTACTGACAACCCAACTAACGCACAGTTAGCTAACGATAACAACTGGGCAATCACATACGATGCTGATTTAATCCCTATAGTCGAGCTAATCGTTAATTCACCACTTGATACTGGAACCAATCCTTAATATCATTAAGTTGTGGTCATTAAACCTCATCAATTATTGGTGGGGTTTTTTCTTTACGCTACAATAAAACTAAATTACTTTAATAATCGTGGCAGCTACTATAGACGCAACAATAAAAGGAGAAAATGCCAATAGTTATGTCACATTGACAGAAGCTAATGATTATTTTGATACTTCTCCAGATTCTTCTACTTGGACAAATAAGACAGACGATCAAAAGAAAAGATCATTAATATCTGCTGCAAGATGGATTGATACTTTAGTTTTCTATGGAGATAGATGTGATGATGGACAGGCATTAAAATTTCCAAGAAATAATTATCAGGTAGATGGTGTTGAATTAGCTTGTTCCAAAATTCCTAATGGAATTAAGTATGCACAATACGAATTAGCTAGAGCTTTGGCAAATGATACTGATGCTATTACTGGTACTACTGGTAAAGATGGTAATTTTGAAGAAGTAAAGCTAGGAGATATTCAAGTTAAGTACAATACTGCAAGTCAAGGCACTGGTTCTGTTAATAATATTTTAGATGTTTACCCTTGGTTACAAAGTTATCTTGGAGCATATATGCTTGGTGGAGCAGGTAGTTTTCAAATGAGGGTAGTTAGAGGATAATGGCAGGTCAACTTGATACATTATTGAAAAGTGTTGCTAAACAGGTTGTAGCTGATCTTGGATCTTCTTTGGATTCTTCTATTGTTTATACAAGAAAAGCATCTGGCAGTTATAACACAGCTACAGGTGCATATTCTACGAGCGATACAACTTACAGTATCAAAGCTCCTGTTGAGTTTGTTCAATCTACTGAAGATGATGGTAGGGAAAGAAGAGAAGCTAAAGTTTATATTACACCTGATTTAATAGGAGATAATCAACCAGATTTTCAAGATGAAGTTACATTAACTTATGCTGGATCTACAAGAGTAGGACAGATAGTTAATATAGATACAAGACAGGGTGGACAGACTTATCTGTTTACTTTATTAGTGAGGTTCTGATGGCTAAACCTAAACCTTTTACTAAAAATATAAATCAAATTAAAAAAGATTTAGAAAATAATTTAGAAAGAGATTTAAATAAATTAGTAAAAGCTATTATTGCTGATTTGTCTACAGAGGAAAATAGCCCTGTTGATACTGGTTTTTTTGCTTCTAATTGGACAGCTTCTACGCAAAGACCTATACCTAATGAAGCTAGAGAGTCAGTAGCTCCGTGGAGCAATATTAAACCAACAAGAAGAGGTCAAAGATCTTCTCAAGCAAAAATTAAACCTAGATTTATAAATTCAATACCAAATTTTAAACCTTTTTCTAAAGTATTTATTGGTAATAGATCACAATATGCAGCTAGAGCTTTAGCTTCTCCAAGGAGTAAAATACCTCAATATGTTCAAGGGGATTTAAGAAATCTTATAAATCAAATGTTTACAGATAAACCAAAACTTGGTGTTGCTGCTTTTGGTACTGGTGTTAGAGGTAAATCTGAAAATGTTAGATTTACAGGAGGTGGTATTGGTTCATTTAGTGATCCTAGTTCTGTATTTGTTGATTATGAAACTCCATGACTTTAGTTAACACAAGAGCAGCTTTTGAAAAAGCAGTAACAGACGCAGTTGCAGCAGTAGATGCTACTGTTGAAATGGTCTATGACAATATGGTTTATAAAACACCAGGCAAAACAAAAAAATATATTCTTATGTCAGTAGATTTTGCACAGGCAACAACTCAAACTCAAGGTGCATCACAGGATTTTTATTCTGGTGTTATTCAATGCAATATTTATGTTCCAAGAGGAAAAGGTACTGCAACTTTATCTGCACTAGGAGAAGCTGTTATTGATGGGCTTACTTCTGTTAATGCTCCTGGTTATAGTGATACGTTTAGTTGTGATCCTAGAGTGCTTGATGTTGTTGGCCCTGCTCCTATTGAATTAGATGATTCCTCACACTTTCTTGGCTTAATATCTTGCCAATTTACCGCCAACGCTTAGTATACTAATAATAGCTACATATTAACATGACAAGAGCAGTTGATCTTTTAAGAAACAAGTTTGGAGTTTCTCAACTTTACAAACATGATGTAAAACAGAATGATGAGATCATCCTTACTGTTTATTGGCATCCTTTAACTATTGCGGAACGAGAATCAATACAGAAAAAAAGTGGTTCTGAAGATGCTAATAATTATGCTCTTCAGTTAATGATAGAAAAAGCATTAGATCAAGATGGTAATAGATTATTTTCAGATGGAGATAAGGCTTCTTTAAGAAGAGAGATAGAAGCAAATGTTTTACAAGAAATACAGTTAGCAATGATAGAAGCTGGAATAAATAGAGAGGTTGAAACAGCGAAAGCTGATTTGAAAAGCAAATAATGATTGGCGATTTATATATTCATTAGCAAAAGAACTTGGTAAAACTGTAAATCAATTATGCGAAGAACTTACAGTAGAAGAATTACTAGGTTGGATTGCTTATAACGATTTAGAACGAGAAGATTATGAAAAACAAAGAGATCAAACTCAAAGATCTAGTGCTTTAAAAGGTAAAAAGAGGTAATATAGAGAAAATGTTTTAATTTTTATAAGAAGTGGCTAGTTATACTGTTGATATTTTACTTGCACTTAAAGGTGCTCAGAAATTACAAGCATTTAATAAGCAAATAAAAGAGACAGAAGAGATAAGTAAGGTAGTAAATAAAAATATGCAATTGTTAGCTAAAGAAAATGAATTAGTTGTTAAAAGTTTTAATACTTTAAGTAAAGCCGTAGGTGAAGCAAAAAAAAATTTTAATGATGCTGCTGTGGGCACATCTGTCCAAAGAAAAGCTGCAAAAGAGTTAGTTGTAGCACAAAGAGAATTAAATAAAGAGTTAATAATTGGAAATAAATTATTAAATCAATTTGGAAATATAGGTAAAGGAATTAGTCCTATTGAAAAATCTATAAGAAGAAATCAAGAATTAAGACAACGTAAACCAGTACAGCCATTAAATCCTGTTGCTGGTAATTCTTTTGCTGCTTTTAGTAGATCAATTACAGGTGCAACTGCGTATAGCGGTCCGATTGGACCTGGACAAGCGGTTCCTTCTAATTTATTTTCGAGACTACCTCCTAGATCAGATATTGCCTTATCTTCCCCATTACCTCCTAGATCTCCATTACCACCAAGATCATCAATAGAACCTGGACAGAGTTTATTTGGTCAAAGCGTCAATGTAGAAGGAAGAAGTTTAAGAATTCAAAGAGAAGAATTTGAGTTGCAATCAAAATTAGGACAGATGGAAATAAGAAGTTTAAGAAATAAACGTAAAGATTTAACTTTTGAAGAATTAATAACTAGAAATATAGAACAACAGACCAAACTTGAAACAAGTAGAGAATTAATGCTTTCACAATCAAGTAGAAGAAGAAGGCAACGTATTTTAGACAATCCTTTTAACAGAATTAGACAAGGATTAACAGGTCGTAGTCGTACAGCCAGAGCCAGAAGAGGTCAAGCAGTTTCAAATGCACTTATTGGTGGAGCTTTTCCTTTATTATTTGGTCAAGGATTAGGTGCTGCTGCTGGTGGTGGTTTAGGTGGTGGTGCAGGTGGTTTATTGGGAGGTCAATTTGGTTTTGCATTATCTCTTGTTGGTACATCTGTTGGTGCTGCAATAGATAGACTTATTAAAAGTTTAAATGATTTTGGTAAAGCATTAGAAACAACTGATGGTGCTTTAAAATTAATAACAGATCGTAATTTATTTAGTAGTAAAGCTATACAAAAACAAGCAGAAGCATTGAAAAGACAAGGTAGACAATCTGAATTAAATGAACTTATTACTAGAGATTTAGGTAATACATTAGGTGCAATTGCTGTAGAAGATGTGCAGAAATTTAGTTCTGAAATGGAAGAATTATCAAGACAGTTTGGTATTTTAACAACTCAATTTCAAATATTAGCAGCAGGTCCATTAGCAAAAGTTATTGATTTAATAAATAAAGTAGTAGGTAGACAAGTTTTAGAATCAAGAGTTGGAAATCAGTTAAGAGCTTTACAAAGAAATAATCCTGAAGCCTTTAGCCAATTTATTAAAGATAATCCAAGAACTGCAAAAGAAATCGGTTTGGGTTTGTTATCTCAAATATTAAAACAACAAACTCCCTTAGGTTTAGTAGATACTGATATAGGTCCAGGTGGTTTTAATTTTGCTGGAAGAAGTGATGAAGAATTAAATGCTCTTTCAAATTCATTAAGTGGATTATCAAAAAGTTTAGGAATAGGTAATAATTTAGGTCTTGGTGGTAATGATGCAGATAAGGTATTAGAAGTGCTGCAAACTGAAGAGGGTAATTTAAGAAAAAAACAAGATGCTTTAAAAAGTTCGTTTGGAATTGAATCTGCAATAGCTGTTATTAAACAAAATAATAGTCATCTTGATGATAAAGCATTAACCGATTTAGAAAATAAAGCAAGAAAACAGTTAAAATTAAATGAAAAATTAGAAATTGAAAATCATCAATTAAAAATAACTTTGGATCTTTATAATAATATTGCTTCTAGTATCGAAAATGGAATTGTTACTGCTATTGAAGGTGCTATAAATGGTACTAAAACCCTTGGAGATGTTGCTCGTAGTGTTTTTGCAGAAATACAAAGATCATTAATTAGATTCGGTGTAAATGCTTTTCTTGGCTCCTTGCCTGGAGTCGGTGGATTTTTCAGAGCAAATGGAGGTCCTGTTAGTGCTGGTAAAAGTTACATGGTTGGAGAACGTGGGCCAGAAATGTTTGTTCCAAATGCAGGTGGTCGTATAGTTCCTAACTCTGATATGGGTGGTTCAACTAATGTTGTAGTAAATGTGGATGCTTCTGGATCTTCTGTTGAAGGTGATCAAGAAAGAGGTAAGGAATTAGGACAAATGTTATCAGCAGCAATACAATCAGAATTAATTAAACAAAGAAGACCAGGAGGTTTATTAAGCTAATGGCTACTTTTCCATCAATTCAACCTACTTACAATGCTCGTAAGACTACAATACCAGAAATAAATATTACTCAGTTTAATGATGGTTACCAACATAGAATTGCGTTTGGATTAAATACAATTCCTTATGTTTGGTCACTTAATTTTGAAGTAAGCGAAGCAGATTCTGATGTTATAGAGGCATTTCTTGAGGCAAGAGCCTTAGATCGTGAATCTTTTGATTGGCAACCTCCTGGAAGTGGTGCTGCCTATAAATGGATATGTCTTAGTTGGGATAAAACAATTCCTTATGTAAATCGAGCTAGTTTAAATATGACGTTTCAGCAAGTATTTGAACCTTAATGACTAGCCCTGTATCTGAGTTACAAAAAGTAAATCCAAGTAGTATTATCGAGCTTTTTCAACTTGAACTGATAACTGCTATTCATGGTTCTAATACAAAATATTATTTTCATAACGGAGTAAATACTAATGAAAATAGCAATGTAATTTTTAATAATATCGAATATACAAAGATGCCAATAGAAGCTGAAGGTTTTGAATTTAATGGTAAACAGACTCCTAGACCACGTTTAAGAATATCTAATATATTAGGAACTTTTACAACAATAATTTTAACTTTACCTCAAGGATTAGAAGGAGCAAAAGTTACTCGTATTAGAACTTTAAGTAGATATATTGATAATGTTAATTTTCTTGGTGGTGATATTTTGTTAGAAGATGGTAATTTTTTAGTGCAGGAAAATGGAAGTTTAATAGATATGGAGGCTGGTATAAATCCATTTGGTACGCCTGATCCTACTGCTACATTTGATGAACAAGTGTTTATAATTGATCGAAAATCTACAGAAACTAGAGACATAGTTGAATTTGAATTAGCTGCTACTTATGATATACAAGGTGTTAGATTACCTAAAAGACAAGTATTACCAGCAGATTTTCCTGGAATTGGTACTTTTTTCTCATAATGTGGAGAGATGATGCACTAGAACACGCAATAAAAGAAGATCCAAGGGAATCGTGTGGTCTTTTGATAATTAAAAAAGGGAAAGAAGTATATTTTCCTTGTAAAAATTTAGCTTTTGATCCAAAAGATCAATTTATTATTGACGCAGATGATTGGGTAAAAGCGGAAGATGAAGGTGAAATAGTTGCTGTTGTTCATAGTCATCCTGTTACAAGTGAAAAGCCAAGTGAGGCAGATAGAGTTGCTTGTGAAAAATCAGATTTAAAATGGTGGATAATTCAACCTAATTTAAAACAATGGGGTTATTGTGAACCTTGTGGTTATGAAGCTCCTTTAATTGGTAGGACATGGGTTTGGGGTGTTACTGACTGTTGGAGTTTGTGTAGAGATTGGTATAAACAAGAGTTGGGAATAGAACTTATTGATTGGATCAGACCAAATAATCCAGAAGATTTTATAAAAAATCCAATGTTTGTAGATTGTTTTGCAAAAACAGGATTCAGAGAATTATTACCAACAGAGGATTTAAGATATGGAGATTTATTATTAATGTCAATAAGTAGTAGCGGATTAAATCATATTGGTGTTTACTTAGGACAACAAACAGTTTTGCATCATCTACAAAATAGGTTATCAAGTCGTGATCTATTAGATGAATGGCTGTTAAAATGTATAGGTAAAAGGATTCGTTATGCTGCGTAAAATTAAGCTATACGGAGAACTGGCAAAGTTTTTAGGTCAAAAGACTTTTGAAGCTGAAGTGCATAGTGCTGCTCAAGCTATAAGATTTTTAGTTGTTAACTTTCCACAGTTAGAAAAACATATGGCAGATAGATATTATAAAGTTGCTGTTGACAGTTGGGAGTTAGAAGAAGAAGAATTACATTATCCAAATGGACAGGAAGATATAAAAATCATCCCTGTAGTCGGTGGTGCTGGTGGTAGTACAGGAAAAATATTACTTGGTGCTGCATTAATTGGTATAGGAATGGCAAGTGGTGGAATAACTTTTGCAAGTTTTTTTAATCCTGCTGTAGTTCCTTATGCACCAGGTTTTGCTTCCGCAGGAGCATTAACAAAAGCTACTATAGCCATAGGTGGTGCATTGGTTTTAAGTGGAATTAGTGAGATGTTAACTCCTGTTCCCACTGTTTCAGAAACAGAACAAGATCCTAGATTATCTTTTAATTTTAGTGGAATACAAAATACAAGTCGTGCTGGTGTTGCTGTTCCTGTTATTTATGGTGAAGTATTAACTGGATCAGTAGTAATATCTGCTGGTATTGAAACTGCACAGGTGGAAGTATGAGTAAAGTTATAGGTTCTGGTGGTGGTGGCGGAAAAGGTGGAGGTGGTGGAGGTGGTACTCCTACCGAAGCTAAAGATAATCTTGATTCAAAACAATTTGCCAAAGTTTTAGATTTAATAAGTGAAGGGGAGATTGAAGGATTAGTAGATGGTGCAAAATCTATATTTTTAAACAACACACCACTACAAGCTGCTGATGGTACTTTTAATTTTAAAGACGTAACTTTTGAAGCCAGAACTGGTACTTCTAGTCAAACTAATATTCCAATAACAAAAAATGTAGAAACTACAAAATCTACAGGATTTTCTACAGTAGAACAGGCACAGCCTAGAGTTGTTCAGATAACAGATTCTAGTGTTGATGCGGTTTCATTAACTATTACTGTTCCATCTTTACAATCTGTCAGTGAAAAAGGAGATATTTTTGGTACAGAGGTTCAGTTAGAGATAGCTGTTCAATATAGTGGTGGATCATATTCAACTGTTGTTTCTGGTAATGCAGGAACTATTACAGGTAGAACTCCTGACACTTATCAAAGAGATTATTTAATAAATTTAAGTGGTGCTTTTCCTGTAAATATTAAAGTTACAAGAATAACTGCTGATAGTGCGTCAGCTAAATTAGCCAATGAAATTCAATTTAACAGTTATGTAGAAATTAAATATGATCAAAGAACTTATCCTAATAGTGCATTAGTGGGTTTAAAAGTTGATGCAGAACAATTTTCATCAATTCCCACCAGAAAATATTTAGTAAAAGGTATAAAAGTAAAAATTCCTCATAATGCAACAGTCAATGCAGATGGAAGCCTATCTTATGCAGGAATATTCAATGGAACACTTGGTGCTGCACAATATACAAATGATCCTGCTTGGTGTTTATACGACCTTCTAACGTCATCTAGGTATGGATTAGGAGATCATTTACAGGAGTCGGGTTTAGATAAATTTAGTTTTTATGCAGCATCAGTTTATTGTTCCCAACAAGTAGATGATGGTACTGGTGCAGGAACAACTGAACCCAGATTTAGTTGTAATGTAGCAATTCAAAATCAACAGGAAGCATACAACGTAATAAATCAGATGTGTTCTGTTTTTAGAGCTATGCCATATTATGAGTCTGGTAGTTTGACTATTACACAAGATTCACCAAAAGATTCTAGTTATTTATTTACTTTAGGTAATGTATTGCCACCAGGATTTAGTTATCAAAATACATCTCAAAGAACCAGACCTACAGTTGTAGTTGCTAAATACATGGATTTAGAACTGAGAGATATTAATTATGAACAAGTTATAGATACAGCAAACCAAGCTCGATATGGAAGTGTTGTAAAAACTATAGATGCTTTTGCCTGTACAAGTAGAGGGCAAGCAAATCGTTTAGCAAAGTGGTTGCTTTACATGGAGAATGTGGAGCGTGAAGTGGTAACATTTTCTACTTCAATAGATGCAGGAGTTGTTGTTAGACCTGGACAAATAATAGAGATAGCTGATCCTGTAAGGGCTGGAGAACGAAGAGGTGGTCGTATAAGTGCTGCTACAACCACTGCTATAACTGTAGATGATATAACAGGACTTTCTTTCTCTTCTAACTCGACTTTATCTGTTATTCTTCCTGATGGTTCCGTAGAAAATAAACCTGTTAGTGGTATATCTGGAAGTGTTATAACAGTTTCACAAGCCTTTAGTTCTGCTCCTAATGTTAATAGTATTTGGATTTATCAGACAACAGATATTCTTACATCTACTTGGAGAGTTTTAACTATTAGTGAAGAAAATAGAACAAATCATGTTATTACAGCGAGTGAATATAATGCTGGTAAATATAATCATATTGAAAGTGGAATTGCTTTAACATCGAGAGATGTTACTAATTTAGATGTACCACCTCCCTCTCCAACTGGTATTACAGCAGAGGAAGTTATTTATGAAAACACAGGTATTGCAAGAGTAAAAATTATTGTAAGTTGGACTACTTCTACTGATAATGTTTATGTCAGATGGAGATATGAACAAGGTAACTATACTTCTCGTTCTGTTGAAGGTGCTAAAAGTTATGAAATACAAGATACGATTGCTGGAAATTATACGATTGAAGTTTATAGCGTTAGTGCTTCTGGTCTAAGATCAACATTACCTAACTCATTAAATCCATTTGTAGCTGTAGGAAAAACTGCTTTACCGTCAAATGTAACTGGTGTTAGTTTATTACCGATTGATGAGACAAGTGCGATATTAAGTTGGGATCGTGCTACAGAACTTGATGTGTTGTTAGGTGGTAAGACTTTGATCAGACACTCTAGCAAGACAACAGGTGCACAATGGAAGGATGGACAGAATATTGTTGTAGCTGCTGCTGGAAACCAAACACAGAAGATTGTTCCTTTGTTAGCAGGAACTTATTTGATTAAGTTTGAAGATGATGGTGGACGGGAAAGTCCATCACCAGGCTCACAGGATTCTGCTTGGAATAATACTAGAGTCACTACTAATTTACCAGCACCATCTGAAAGATTATTAGTAGGTAATATTGATGAACATACAGCAAACTTCACAGGAAACAAACCTAATAATAAGACTGTTTATGATTCTTCTTTAGATGCTTTAAAACTTGCTATTGCTAATAATGCTGTAAATACTTCGGGAGAATATGAGTTTGCTAATTCGATAGATTTGGGTCAACCTTATGATGTGAATTTAAGAAAAGTTCTTGAAGCATCTAGTTTTAATTTAAATAATTTATGGGATGATAGAGTTGATTTAATAGATGATTGGGGATATATAGACCAAGTTGGTGGTGTAACTGAAGCTACGAAATGTAATGCTGCTGTTTATGTAAGATCAACAGATGATGACCCATCAGGTTCACCAACATGGAGTTCTTATAAAGAGTTTAGTAATGTCCTAATTACAGGTAGAGCATTTCAATTTAAAGCAATATTAACAAGTAATGACACTAACCAAAATATAGCTGTCACTAAATTAGGTGCTAAATTAGAATTACAGGGAAGAACAGAATCTATTTCGACTCCAGTTACTACTGGATCATCTCAATATACTGTTTCTTTTACTAATCCATTTAAGCAAACACCAACTGTAGTAGTGACTCCGACCAATCAACAATCTGGAGATTTCCACGAACTTGCTAATATAAGTAGGACAGGTTTCCAAGTCACTTTTAAAAATGGCAGTTCAGCAGTTGCAAGATCATTTGTATGGGCAGCATCAGGTTTTGGTAAGGAGGTCACATAATGAGTAATACGTCAGATTATAATTTAGCTAACCAAGTGGGTTCTTCTTTTAGAGCCGAACTTAATACTGTATTAGGAGATGTTCAGTCTTTAAATAGTGGATCGTCAGATCCTACAACTACTGTTGCTTACAAGATATGGGTAGATACTTCAACAAACTTACTAAAAATTAGGAATAGTTCAAATAATGGCTGGTTGGTTTTAGGAAGTCTGACAGATGCAGCACATACTAATAACTTTGGATTAGCAACAAAAGCATCTCCAACTTTAACAGGAGATGTTACTCTTTCTAATGGTAGTTTAATAATGAGTGGTACTGGTAAAAAATTAAAATTACCTGTTGCTACTACAACTGAAAGAGATGGTTTAACAGCAGCTACAGGAGATATATTATTTAATTCAACTACAACAAGTTTCGAGGGTTATAACGGATCGGCATGGGGAGAACTTGCTGCTGGTGTGCCAGTAGGAACAATATTAACTTTTGGAGCTTCTACTCCCCCTTCTGGGTTTTTAGAATGTAATGGTAGTGCTATTAGTCGATCTACATATGCTTCATTATTTTCTATCCTATCAACCACACATGGAGCAGGGGATGGTTCTTCTACTTTTAATCTGCCTGACCTAAGAGGTCAATTTGTTAGAGGTTGGGCTAATACTGGTAGCACTGATGCAGGTAGAGTTTTTGGTTCGACACAAACAGATCAAAACAAGAACCATACTCATACAACAGATTCAACAACTTTAACTGGTGGTATTAGAAAAATATCAGAAGGTTTTGGTGCTAACGGTTCTGCATCTGGTGTATTTACAAAAACAGCAGATGGAACTAACACTATTACAGGTAGTTCTTCGACTAGCAATGTGGGTGGTGTAGATTTTGATGGTACTCACACTCATACAATATCAAGTAGTGGTGGTGGAACTGAGGCAAGACCCACAAACCTTGCTTTAATGTACATAATCAAGTTTTAATTATGACAAATAAAAAGATAACTGAATTTCAAGAGCTCACCGCACCAGCGAGCACTGATGTTCTACCGATTATTGATGCAAGTGATACAAGTAACAAGAAGATAAGTTATGCAAATTTATTAAGTAAAGCTCCAGATGGATCTACTTCTGCTCCTGCATTTAGTTTTAATTCCGATCCAAATACAGGAATAAGTGGAGGATCGGATACTCTAACCTTTAGCACAGGTGGAACTGGCAGAATGTCTATCAGTTCTGCTGGTCTTGTAAATATCGTAGGAGATTTAACTGTTGGTGGAACGACTACCACAATAAATACAACCACACTTGATGTCGAAGATAAAAATATTACTCTTGGAAAAGTCTCAACTCCGACTGATACAACTGCCGATGGCGGTGGTTTAACTCTTAAAGGTGCATCTGATAAGACATTTAATTGGGTAAATGCAACAGATTCATGGACAAGTAGTGAACATTTATCTGTTTCTGGTCAAAAAGAAGTTAGATATTTAGATGCAGACTCATCTCATTATGTTGGTTTTAAATCTCCTGCAACAGTCTCATCTAATGTAGTCTGGACATTACCTTCTGCTGATTCTTCTGTAAGTGGATATGTTTTATCAAGTAATGCTTCTGGAGTTCTTAGTTGGGTGGCTCCTGGACAGAATGCAGATCCTAACTTTACTGGTACGCTAACTCTTACTGATGATGGGAATATTAGAGGATTTGCTTCTACTCAGGCTACATATACTGGATCTGTCAAAACTTTTACTGTTACTGTCGCAACTAAGACCGCAGCACATAGATATAACGGAAGTGGCTCTAGTAATGGATATGTAATAGATGGTAAGGAAGCACCATTTTTAACTCTTACACCTGGTCGTACTTATAAATTTGATCAATCAGATTCAAGTAATACTGGTCATCCTTTACGTTTTTATCTTGAAGCAAATAAAACTACAGCTTATACAACAAACGTAACTGTAAATGGCACAGCAGGTCAAAGTGGTGCATATGTGCAGATTGTCATAGGAGATACTACTCCGATGGTTATTCATTATCAATGTTCATCTCATGCGTTGATGGGTAATGCGATCCAGACAAACTCTGCAACAGCTACAGGAACTTTATTGTCTAGCCTAAGTGTTAGTGGGAATATGGATGTTACTGGCACATTTACTGTCAGCGACAATATTTTGATGACAGGAACAGGAGCTATTGATGTTGCTTCTGGAACTACAGCACAAAGACCTGGCTCTCCTTCTGCTGGTATGTTCAGATTCAATAGTCAGACATCAGAATTTGAAGGGTACGATGGTAGTGCTTGGGGAGAGATAGGTGGATCAGCAGCTACAGGAACAGCAGACTTATTAGATATTGCCTCATCCTCTGGAACGGGTGGTGGATCGGCTACATTTAATGGATCTGCTTACAGATTTAAGCTTGTTACCAAAGGTACAAGTAATGCAGTAACACCAGCTAATGCAGAAATATTAAGAGTATCTATCAATGGTGTTATGCAGCAACCCAATGATGGATCTGGACAGGGAGATATGACAGATGGATATGTTGTTAGTGGTACAGATATAATTTTTGATTCTGCTCCTCCTAGTGGGTCTACATATTTCATTATTAATATGGGTGCGACAATCGCCATTGGAACTCCTGGTGATAACACAGTAACAAGTGCAAAGATAGTTGATGGAACTATTGTTAATGTTGATATTTCAAGTAGTGCAGCAATAGCAAGGACAAAACTTGCAAACGTAGATGTTGTTGATGACACATCACCACAACTTGGTGGTGATTTACAGAGTAATGGTAATGATATTGATTTTGCTGATAATGATAAGGCAATATTTGGAACTGGAAATGATTTAGCAATATATCATGCTAGTAATGAGAATATTATTGAAAGTACAAGCACAAGTGATTTTAAAATAAAAACTGATACTACTATTAATATTACTAAAGGTAGTTCAGAAGATATTGCTAAATTTATTCCTGATGGAGCAGTAGAGCTATATTACAATAACAGTAAAAAAATAGAAACCACAAATGCTGGAACAGCTTTCACAGGAAATATAACTTCCGCAGTCTCAACACTTTCAGACGGTGCAACGATAACTGTTAATTTTACAACAGCTTCACACTTTACTGTAACTCTTGGAGGTAATAGAACATTTGGAGATCCAAGCAGCACATCAAGTGCTATAGGTTCTAGCGGATCTATCTTTATTATTCAAGACGGTACAGGCGGTAGAACAGCATCATTTCATTCTGACTACAAATTTGCTGGAGGTACAGCACCAACTTTATCAACAGCAGCTAACGCAGTAGATAGATTAGATTATGTTGTTCGTGCTTCAGATAATGTACATTGCGTAGTTACCTTAGACGTAAAATAAATGACTATATTTGATTCGATTCGACTTGGTTCTTCTGGGGTTTCTACAGGTTATCAAATAGAGAGAAGTTTAAAAATGGATGGTAGTAATGGCTATCTAACAAGGACTCCAACATCTACTGGTAATAGAAAAATTTGGACTTGGAGTGGTTGGGTTAAACGTGGCAAACTTAATAATAATGATTATATTTTTAGTTGTAATGCACAATCAGGTAATGATGGTATAGCAGCTTTGTATTGGAAAAGTGGTAATAACAAACTTCAGTTTTATTTTGATACTAGCGGTGCAAACCCTTATGGGGATGTTAATGATCGTGATTATAGAGATGTAGGTGCTTGGTATCATATTGTCTGGCAAGTTGATGCAGGTAATACCACACATAGAATATGGGTTAATGGAGTCGAGGAAAATATAACAGGCGGTCAGCCACCAGATTATGAGTTTGCAATGAATAGGTCAGGGTATGTTCAAGCAATGGGATCTCAAGGATGGGATGGTCATACTTATAGAGCGGATATGTATTTTGCAGAGTGTCATTATAGTGATGGTTATAAATATGCAGCATCAGATTTCGGTGAAATAAATTCTGAAACTGGTGTATGGTCTCCAAAGGAAGAGGTAAATATAAATTATGGAACTAATGGGTTCTACCTCAAGTTTGAAGACAACTCAAGCAATACGGCTGCAACAATCGGTAAAGATTCAAGTGGCAATGGTAATAATTGGACACCTAATGGAATAGTCGTTGGTGATGCGGTAAAAGATACTCCTACCAATAATTTTTGTACACTCAATCCTTTAAATACAAATAAAAATAGAGGTCAAGCAAGTTTTTCTAGAGCTAATTTAAGAATGACCTCATCATCAGGAAATAGAGGTTTTACAACTGGAACTATGAAAGCACAAGGAAAGATATATTTTGAAGTTCTTAATAAAAGCAATAGTGGTTTTGTTGGTATTTGTGAAATAGATAGAGGTACTCATCAAAGTTTAGATTTCTACCAAGGAACACCAAGAATAGATGGTTCAGCACAATCTGGTACAGGACAATTTTCTTCTGGCGATATAATGGGTGTAAAAGTTGATATAGATGCAAAAAGTATAGAATTTTTTAGGAATGGCTCTAGTGTTTATTCCGCAACTTATACAACGGATGCGGAGTATTTTCCTTTTATAGAAGATACCTCTGGAGGTAGAAGCACAGATGCTATAGCAAATTTTGGACAAGATAGTTCATTTGATGGAGAAAAAACAGCACAAGGAAATACAGATGCAAACGGAAAAGGAGATTTTTATTACTCAGTCCCTAGTGGATATAAAGCATTATGTTCAGCAAACTTACCCAACCCAACAATAAAGCTACCTAACAAACATTTTGCAGCTTTTACTTATACAGGGACAGGATCTAGTGGTGACGTTGTTAATATTACAAATTCAGATGTAGATTTTACTCCTGATTTTGTTTGGGTAAAAACTAGAGATGTAACAAACGATCATATTTTGTCTGACGCTGTAAGAGGTGGTAATAAATATCTTGTAAGTAGTGAGAACTATGCTGAACAAACTGATACTGATAAAATTAGAGCTTTTATACAGAATGGTTTTGAATCAGGAACTGATGGTGATACGAACTGGAGTGGCGGCAGACCTTTTGTTGCATGGAACTGGAACGCTGGTGGGTCTACGGTAACTAATAATGATGGCAATAATACATCACAAGTTAGAGCTAATACTTCTGCAGGGTTCTCAATAGTAGGTTATACAGGCACTGGTGCTGATAATACAAATGTTACTATGGGTCATGGACTAGGCGTTTCACCTGACTTTGTTTGGATAAAAAATAGATCATCTTCTGCTTTGGACAGAGCTTGGCATGTAGGTCTAAGTTCTGATAGTACTTATAACATTAAAAATATTCGTGTAAATAGTACCAATGGGGAATCTGCATATGGTTCTCAAATAAGAGATTATTCTTCATCTACATTTACTGTTAGAGATGTTGACGCTAATGGCAATTTAAGTGTTAACAAAAGTGGTGATAATTATATAGCTTACTGTTTCAGCGGAGTAGATGGGTATAGCAAATTTGGAAAATATACAGGCAACGGCAATTCTAATGGTACGTTTGTCTTCACCTCGTTTAGACCAGCTTTCTTAATTTTGAAGCGTATAAGTAATAGTGCAGCTTGGTATATTTATGATAATAAAAGAAATACTTTTAATGTAGTTGATTTGAATTTAAAAGCAGATGCTAGTTCAGCAGAGGCAACATTTACTACAGTAGATTTTCTTTCTAATGGTTTTAAAATAAGAACAAGTAATAGTGCATTTAATACAAGCGGAAACACTTATATATATTTATGTTTTGCGGAATCTCCTTTCAAAAATGCAAGGGCAAGGTAATATATAAATATGGCTTTTTTACTAAACGGAAAACCTTTAGCAGTTGATGTACCCTTTACAGTAGGGGAAACAAATTACCCTGCAAATTGGTTAAGATTAACAAGCAAAGCAGAAAAAGAAGCGATTGGTATAAAAGAAGTTGATGATCCAAAAATATACGACTCACGTTTTTATTGGGGAGATGGAACTGCTAAAGCACTTGATGATAAAACAGAAACTATTGATGGAGTTGAATACACCACTCAAGGTGTTAAATCAGTATTAAAGGCCAAGGAGAAAGAAACAGCTGGTAGCTTGTTAGCAAAATACGATTGGTATGTTGTGAGAAAAGTAGAAAAATCTACAGCAATCCCAACAACAGTTCAAACATTTCGTGACCAAGTGCGGACAGCTTGTGATACTCGTGAAAAAGAAATAGATGCGTGTAAAGATACAGCAGATTTAGTTACTCTTTATGGTGCAACTTATGATAAAGATGGTAATTTTGAGAAATATAATATGACACAGTATCCAGAGGAGGTTTTTAACTAATGGGACTAACTAAAGCACAAGCTCAAGGATTAGCTGATACTTCTGTAAGTGCAGGAAGTTACGGTTCTGCTACTGCAATACCAGCAATCACAGTTGATGCTCAGGGAAGAATAACTGCTGCATCTACCAATGCAATATCTGCTGGGGGTGAAACAGATTCTATATTTCAAAATCCAATAGCAGCAGCAGGAAATATTACAGTTGGCACTAACAAAAATGGTATGGTAGCTGGCCCTTTTTCAATGGGGACTTATACTTTAACTATACCTTCTGGATCGGTGTTTACAGTAGTCTAATGCCAGTATCAATCAACGGAAACACAGGAGTAGTTACAGGTTTAGCAGCCTTGCCAGATTCAGCAATGGCTAGTGGATCTATTATTCAAATTGTTTCAGATACTAAAACAGATACTCAATCATTTCAATCACAAAGTTTTCAAACTATATCTGGATTATCTGTTTCAATCACTCCAAGTTCTTCATCAAATAAAGTACTTGTACATTATTCTGTTTCAGTCAGTTGTAATAATTATGGAATGTTTAACTTGAGAAGGGCTGGAACTGAAATTTTAAGAGGTGATGCTGATGGCAATAGAACACGATGTACTTTTGAGAGTGGAGTTATGAATCAATACGAGATGCAAATATGTAGTGGAACATTTTTAGATTCTCCCTCATCAACAAGTGCTTTAACGTATGACATCCAATGTGCAACTCCTGATAGTTCAAGTTCAGAACTATTTATAAATAGATATAAAACTGATAATAATTCAAGTTATGTAGGTAGAGCGACATCTACAATAACAGCAATGGAGGTAGTAGGATGACAGGAAAAATTAAACTTGTACATTCTGGTGGTAATGCAGTTATATTATCTGCACCAAGTTCTAATCCAGCAGCAGACAGAACTCTTACATTACCTGGTGATGCAGATGGAACGATAGCTACAACTGCAAATGCAGGTAAGATTCTGCAAGTTGTTCAAGTAGCTAAAACAGACACACAATCTACACAATCTACTACCTTTGGAGATGTTACTGGTTTATCACAGGCAATAACTACTGTTGCTGGTAGTAAAGTTCTTTGTTTAGGAAATGTCTTTTTTGGATCATCTGCTGCATATAGCACTTGGTTTAGATTAGTAAGAGTAGATGTAGACGGAAGTACAAATTATCCTTGGCTCGGTGATGCAGATGGTAGTGTAACTCGTGCAAGTGCTGGTAATTATAGTGGTTATTACAATTACCAATCAGAATATAGTGCATTTCATGCCTTAGATACTCCAAGTGGTGCTGGTTCGCATACTTATAAAATACAATGGAAACAAGGTTATTCTGGTGGATTTACGAGTTATATTGGAAGAGATGAACAAGGTTCAACTGATGTATCAAGAGGTAGAGTTCCTTCTTCTCTCACTCTTATGGAGGTGGCAGGATAATGACCATCTTATATAATTGAGGAAAAACTATTATGTCCTTAGACCACGAAGCCATTTATAAAGCATACGCTGGTACTGTTGTGACCATTGATGATGGTACTGGTGCTTTTGATAAAGATGGCAAGTCTGTAACTCTTGAGCAAAGCAAGATAGATGCTGCACGAACCACGCTAAATTCTGAAGCTGCTGCTGTTAAATACAAAACTGATAGAACAACTGATGGTTCTACAATCTATGCTTCTTTTGGAGATCAACTTGATATGTTGTATGCCGATATGAAGGCGGGTAAACTAGATACAACTGGAACATGGGCTACCCACATTAAAGCGGTTAAAGATGCTAATCCCAAGCCATGAGCAGTAGGTTAATTGTTAATAGTATTAGGCACACTGGAGCATCTAGTGATGCTATTACTTTAGATTCGGCTGGTAAATGCTCCTTTCCCAATGGTGGTGCTGGAAAAATTTTACAAGTAAAACAAGTAGTTAAAACTGATACTTTTAGTTTGGCAGCTAGTTCTACTAATCAAAGAGTTGATATAACAGGTTTAACTATAGATATAACTCCTTCATCTGCATCTAATAAAATTTTAGTCGACTATCGTGTTAATGCACACGGTCCAAATGGAGCTTACAGGGTAATGATCCATTTAATGAGAGGTTCTTCAGATATTTATATTGGAGATCAAGATTCTGGACAAACTAATCAAATAAGATGTTCTAATCATTTAATTACTGGGAATGATGGTGTTGGTGGTGCTAGGTCTACAGATTTAAACGGACAATTCTTAGATTCACCAAGTACAACAAGTGCAACAACATATAAATTACAACTTCACGCTAGAACTTCGGGAAGTACTTATTATATAAATCGTGGTTCTTATAGCAGTAATGATGCCTATGTTGGTAGACAACCGAGTCACATAACAGTTATGGAGGTAGGAGCATGACCAATCCATTAGATGATCTTTTAAAAAGATACGAACAAGAGCTTATTGCTATACAAAATCGTAAGGAACAGGCAAAAAGGTCTTACGAATTAGAGTGCCAAAATGAGCATAGGTATCAAGGTGCGATTATTGGTGTAAAAGATGCACAAGCACAATTGTTATCTACTAAAGCTCAAGAAGAAGAATTAAAACCTTCTGACGCACAAAAATCTAGTTAGGCTTTTCTTGCATTTGTCTAGTCATTATGCCCATAGTGACGTATAAAGGAGAGAGAGCTACAATAAGCAGTAACACAAGCACACTTGTAAAAGATAGTGCTTTCAATATTGCAAACTTAATCATGTTTCAAAAAATAGCAAATGTTTTGAGCATTGTTTCTTTTCTTATGGTAGCTTCCATGAGTGGTGGAGCGTATTTTGGTTACAAGTATGTAACTTCAGAACAGTTTAAATCAAAAGTTATGAATGAAATCCTTGGTAATGTTCAAGGAATGATGCCCAAAATATTAGATAACACCATGCCTGACATATCTGGTCCTTCTATTCCAATTCCTAAAAAATGAACTGCTGGCACTGTAAAACTGAATTGATCTGGGGTGGAGATCACGATATGGATGGCGAAGATTATCCATTAAGATCAGGAGAATATAGTATGGTTACTAATCTTTCCTGTCCTAAATGTAATTCTTTTGTAGAAGTATTTTTACCAAGAGATGCTTATGACTGAAATCCCTGAGATCATAATTCCAGAGATTCCAACAATTAATAGCTATATTTCTACTCCTTTACCTATTTTAAATGTACCGCTACCTAATATTGATTTACCTGGATGCGTTAAAACTCATAGAGATGCAAGTATAAAAAATACACAGATTATTGAAGATGATGTAAATGGAGCGTTTTATAGTTGTCCAGAAGGCAAAATACCATCATTCGTTCCAATAAATTATGACAGGAAAAAAATACAGATAGTTGAGCAAAAAGAAGAAAAACCAATTAATACACCTAATGTTCCAGAATCTACAACACCTGATATTCCCGATATTCCAAAAGAAAAGAAAGAAATAAAATTAGAACCATGTCCAGGTAACAAAGATCAGCGAGTTGGAGATTTTCGTAACGAAAAAAGATTAGAGCGTGTCATTGGGCATGAAAGAGGTGATGATGGGATTGAGTGCATCACTCTATATGAAAACGTTTCTTTTGTGGATCAATACATCCCAGAACCGAGCACTATTGTATCTACTGCTGTTATTGGCCTTGTGGCTGCGAGTAGCCCTCTTATTCTCAATATAATCAAACCAGCTATAAAAAATATTGTAAAAAGACTAACAAAGAAAAAAGATAAGGTAGAATAAAAGAACCCTATTCGACATGGCGATGGATAGGGCGTCTAGGTGGGCAAGTCTAACCGTGCTTGCCTACTGCTTTAATTTATGAGTATGTGGGATAACTTGATTTGCTTTTGGCACTAAATAAACATCTTTACAGATATTAAAGAAAGGACTATCCGTAGCCAGCATTATACCCTCCTGTTTTAGCTTTCCACATTCACGGATTCTTGCTATCTGCCAATCTAGTCTTTTGTTCTCCAGCACTTGCTTTTGTATAGAAATCTGTGTATCAGCAGCAGACTTGCATTGATTCTGTAAACCACGATCTAACGGAATACTAAATGTTGCAGATATTCCAAAGTTCAAAGCATAACTATCTTTATTGGTTCCAGAATAATTCTTTTGATTGAAAAGTACATTCCCTGGATTATCTGGTACACCATCGTCATTAGCATCTGTTGGATCGTAAAAAGGTGTTTCATAATAATCGCGATAAGGTTTAAGGTAATTTGCTCCAAAAGTGGTAAATGGGCTGATAGAAAGGGTTGGCCCTTGGCATACAATATTTCCACCATATTGATTAGTTGTCATATTACCCGTCAAAGTTTGTACAGCCATATTCGTAACGGAACCATTATTTGATTGCGAAACAGCATTAGCTAAAACCTGCGTGGGAGATAGCAGGATTATTGAGAGAACACTGAGGTACTTGTGACTACGCTTGTTGACTCTATATTTCTTTGAATTACTGTTACGTTTGAAACTCCACCTGGGCCACGATAAGTTTCCGTAAATTGAAATGCGTTTCCAGAAGTTTGATCGGCTAGGGTAAATACTGGTTTGTTGTTTGTCGATAAATCTAATCCTGTCCATGTCTGACTCTCTCCGTTTACTGACCCATTAACATTTGTTGTATTTGGAGCGACTGATCCATCGGTTGTGACTCCCAATCCAGTAACAGAATACTCGTAAGAATTACCAAAATAATCTGTTGAAGTAATAGTCTCACTGATTGAGGTTGTCGTATTTGTGGTGCTACTGAGTGTACCCGTTGTGAAGTTTGGGACAACAGGCTGTGATTTAACAGGTATGGCATACAGCAAAAGCAACAATAAGAGCTTTTTCATATATCATCTTATAGTTAACTCCGTTACAAACTGTCCTGTAACAGTAGATCCTGCTCCTCCTTCATGTAATCCTGTAATCCCGTGACCTGATGTTATAGATCCAGAAAAACCATCTCCACTTCCAGCCGAAGTTGAAATTACACTACCAAAGTTAGGAACTGTACCAGCAGTTATTGTTGTATTCTCTGTTCCATTGTTTGACGGAATCGTATCTGCTGCTGTGAATGATTCTGTTAGTGACCATGTACTTGCACAGTTAGATGGTGTTGCTCCGCATCCATTGATAGAATAATCTCCAGCATTAAGAGTAACTGTACCATTACTTACAGTTAGTCCTCCGATCTGATCGTTTGTATCACTTGTTCCGATATTGCTTCCAGAAGCACTATATGACGCACCAATTCTTGTGGCCTGTGTCATAGCAGCGTCAACTTTTACACTGACGCTCGATGTAAATTTTGAAGTTATATCAGCATAAGCTGGTGCTGAAATTAAAAATAAAAATGGAATTAGTTTTTTCATTTTTTAGGTGGTGTGCGGTCACGATCAACAACTTCCGCACCAAGTATTTTGATGGGTGTTTCTATTCTAATTGTTTGATAATTTCCTGACTGTGATGCTAGTAACTCTTCCACTTCTTTTTTGTTAAGTGGTTTGTCCTCTGGTTTAAATGTGCCGTCACCTCTTTTTTTAGCACCTTCTAAACCAAAACTGGCTAATGCACCAGTTAACAAAGAAGCAGGAAAAGTTATATCTTTGGGTTCGTTACTATATCCTGGGATTGATATATAGTTTAGAGAAACTATAAATCCACTCCAAGCAACAACGATAAGCCTTACCACAACTGAGATAAAAGCTAATTGCTCTTCTTTATCTGTGATGTTTTCTTTTAATTTTTGAAGAGGATTTTTTTTCTCCTGTTCGGCCATAAAAGTTAAGATTCTTGTCTAATACTAGCATTTTAGCTATGTTTGGGAAGTAACACATATTTTTTCTATGTATAAGATTCTAAAACCAATCTTATTAACCTTTTTAACTACTACTGCTGTTAAGAGACTTATTGTAGATTTGCTTCGTGCAATTTGTAAACAAACTACAAACACTTTAGATGATAGAGCAGTTGATTTGTTAGAAAAACAACTTTTTCCAATGAAATGAAAATTACTAAGTTTCTCAACATTGATATAGAACCAGCACCTCCAGAATTAGAGCTAGAAATTGAAATGCAATGTAGAGAAATAATGAAAAGTAATGATTTGGATAATGTAAAAAGATATTGCACACATATGGTCAGAAAAAAATTTGACCAAGATGTTTTTATGGCTTCTTTACTAAATAGACTTATAGAATTAGAAGCTGATCGTGTTGTAGTAGAGATGAGAAAAAGAAAACCAAGAAACCCTATTGCAAAGTTCTTTCGTATTCATTAAGTTCTTCATCAGTAAAATCTCTGATAAATAACTTATCTATCTTGTCAATCTCATAATTGTATTTAAGGATTGCAGTTCTTATATGCTCTGTAACCCAACGACCTTCATCATAAACAACTTGAGCCTTACCATTTTCTTTGATAAAAACATAATGATCCTGACCTTTCATTTGTATTTCCAGGAAATTCTTTTCTAAATTTTTACGTCTTATATCTTTTAGTTTGCGTAATTTTTCTACTGATTTTCTTACTGGTTTCATTTTTCGTATGTAGAAGGTGGTGGTGTAATCCAATAACGTACACCATTAATAATTTTAAAATGGATATTTAGTAAAGGATCTTTTACTAAGTATTGTTTAGCTTTTTGCATAGTAAAAAAAAGTGAGGACTTACATTGACAAATCTTACAAAACCAAATGCCTCTTAATTAGAAAGGTAACTCGTCAGTAGAAGGTGCGTTTTCTATCTTCTGTGGATTAATGTTGCCAAATACTCCGTACTGTCCTTCCATC